TTATTTAAAAGCCATTAAATCTTTCTTATCACTCCACTGGATAACTTTTACATTACTAACTTCAGCCGCTTGTCTAACCTTACTAGAAATTTTATTCTCTATGTCATTAACAACAACAACATAATTTATTTCATCAACATATGCTTCAGAAATATCCCGTTGAATAAAGTCTTGTTTTGTAAAATCTTCAAAAGTAAAATGGTTGACAAACTTCATTAAAGTTTCGTTTCGTTTAGAGGTTTCACCTAAAATATAATCAATACCGTAGTCAATACCAGAGGCCCCTGATTTTCTTACTATTGCTACTCCTCCGAAATCATTCTCTTTAAGATAGGTTAGGCCTTCCTCTAAGAAGAGAGACTTAACAGTTGAACGTTTAGTCAGTAATAAATCATAAGTTTGTTGGATTACCTCAAGCAACTTATGTTTAGCAGGTGCGAATTTGTTTCTTGGAACTTCAAGATAAAGAATTCCTTCATTATTCAAACAAATTCCGTTGTATTTCAAAAGATTATTTAGAAGTCTCCGTCGTGTTTCTGACGTCATATCCAAATTTGCCATTTCTAATTCATTAAGTGTTTCACCATCATCTGAAATTCTCACATTATTTTCAGGTAATTTTTCTACATAAAGATTTATTCTATCCCCAATATAGTTCGTATGAGGCGTTGATAAAACAGCAACCTCTCCAATGGTAGATAAAATTGTATTATTTTTATACCATTTTAAATACTCATCTAAATAATCATTTGGCCACTTGTTGCCTTCCATTTAAACGCCTCCTCTCTAATCGAATTCTATTAATAATAGCTGACTTGTAACTTCATCCATACTTACATTGTTGTACTCCAAGAAAAAGAATAAACTTTCGATTAGTTCTTCTCCTAACGGCGTATTGCATATTTCAGATAAAGGCACTGCAATCCTGCCCTGATTATATGCTTCATCAAATATATGAACATGAGGTGTCGGAATATCTTCTCCATCAAAACCAATATGAGAAGTTCCTGACATATCAAGTCTTATCATTTGACCAAGAACCTTTGAATTCATGATATAAGTTAATTTATTTTTATCAATGTGCCCTTTACGATTTATCAACATATTCATATTTTCTGATAAATCTACTGCCGTAAGTGGATAACGTTCTTGCTCTCCAGCCTTAGGAAGTTCAACTTTTTTGTCTTTCAATATCTTTAAGCTTTCAAAAACAGCCTTGAAGTAAGCTTCTCTATCGAATGTCACAAAAAATCTCCTTATAAGTATATTTTACCATAAACTCATTAACATTAGCATATTATTTAATCTTTGTCAACAAAATATATAATAATCAGTCCAATCCTCCGTAAAACAAGTGGTTATATATTTCACTTTGCTCAATCACAAACAAAAAAACGCCCTAACCGAAGCCAGAGCGAGTAGAATTTGGTTTTATGAAAAAATTTTTATTGGATAAATGTATTATATTGATACAACCTTAAATATAACAAAAAAACTCTGACCCAAAGCCAGAGTGTTATTGCGTTTATTTGATATTCTTTTCTCCACCGAATTCTTCGAACAATTCAGTAGAATACATTTTATCCACACGCAAATTCAATTTTCCGTACTGATTTTGATAGTTCGCAAGCATGCGAGGGGTACGTACATAGCGGCAGCTTACACCGTCTGAAACATACCAACGTCCTTTATATTTTCCTTTATCATCGCAAATTTGAATTAAATACATTTCAATTTCTCCTGTTTGATTTGATGAAATTTGAGTCGCTTCTTTTTGCTGGCTTTCTTTAACAACTTCTACAACTCGTTTTCCGTCCACAGCCTCTGACCAGCCCAAATAGCGCATTTGCCAGCCCATATAGTTGTACATGTCTAAGCCACTGGAATAAGGCTCAGAACGATTACCACAGCCATATTCGCTATCATAAATCTGTGTTGTATGCCCATCTGAATAGAACCATGCGATATGTCCGTAACCTGCCCATTGACCATTCAAAATTTCATAATAGACAGCTACCCAGACATTAAGGGGTGGCTCTTCGTTAGGGTGTGCGACTTTCATATCTTTAGCCAACTGCCAAGAAGTTTGCGCTGTAGGTTGGCGATTGGGTGGATTTATGCCGTCATCCACATAAGCCAAGCAACCACCACTCTCGCCTGGCACGTTCACATTAGGCTTTATTTTTTGTTCCCACTTCATGTTTACCCTCCTTAAAAGGTGGCAAGCCATATTTCTTGCGCTCTTCTGCCGTCATAGGTTTCATACCTGTCGGTTGTTCTACTTTTTCAATGGTTTCCTCAGTCATTATCTTCTTCTCCTTCTTGCTTACCATACTGATGAGAGCTATATCCCGTAATTGCTCCTAAAAAGACTGTGACTGCATTGAGTGTAATCACTGCCAAATCTGTGCTTTCCCAGCCGTAAGCTTTTCCGAGTACACCTACTAATGCACTCAGCGCTGGTAAGACAGTAAGCACAATCCATTTAACGATATCATATGTTTTATTACTAAATTTCATTTGTTTTTATCCTCCATGTTTTTAATTTCTTCGTTTAACAAATCATTCAAACCCAGCTTATCCATTTTCGCTTTGACTTCTGCTGGGGCAACACGATCCACAAATCGAGTAATAAAGTTTGTGGCTGTCGGATTGATAATTTTATAGTAACTGGCGATACTCACCGTCTCAGCTATAAAAATCAAAATAAAGTATATAGAAATCACTACCGCCACTAAAGTACATCCCGCGGGTGTGGTCATATCGATTAAAGTAATCCCCTGCTCGCCATAACTGGCCATAGCTGGAACTAAAGCATAACCAATTTTAAACAACGCAGCTTTTTTTAACGAATTTGAGACAATGCTCTTTCGAGCATAAGCCGCAAAGCCAATATCAATCACCACCATAAACAACAAGACATAGGAAAGTTCCACCCCTGTTATCGTTCGAAAAAATTCTATTAATGCATTCAATGTCTTCTCCTTCTAAACCGCAATTCTTAGTCAATAGCCATAATGATAAAATCATTCATATATTGCGTAGGAGTAATTGCAGTTTCTGGTAAAATCCGCAAAACCCCATCGACAACACGTACCCTCGCCCCAGTATAACTTGTGTTATTGGCATTCATTATGACTGTTGTCGTATCACCAGTAGAACTTATTGAACTCGCATTAGGCAAACTACAAACATCTTTCCAAGCTCCTGCTGGCACATTTGCAGTTATGGAAAGTCCAGCACAACTGATTTGAAGCATTCCATTTTTCACCCGATACCAAGAAATATCATTTACTGTAAAGCCTGTTTTGGCCACCATTCTTTCTTTAGGTAAATCCTTAGCAATAACTTGAGCAACCTTTGAATTAACTTTCTTAAAATTTTCATCGATTGTTTCTGCACCATTTTTCATGCCGCGATATATTTTTTGTATTTCTGTCATTTTGCCTCCTCTTTTTATAGTTTATCCATCACTCCGCCATTAGTAATTGTTGCGCCGTCAAGAGTAAAATTAAGAACATTTTCTCCGTCAATAATTAAAAGAGTATTTTCTTCAATCACAACTTCGCCTGTCAATGCAAATGAACTTGGGATATCAATATGAATCCTCATGCGATCATAACGAATAAATGTGGGAACAACTGTGATTGTTTCTCCACCAAAAGAAGGACCTGTATCCAATCCTTCCATTTCAGTTCCTATCGCATTCTTATAAGTAGTCACTTCCACTTCTGGTTGATAGTCTGAATCATGCTCAATAAAGAATTCTGCCCCACTGGGCACTCTCTCACTCATCAGCTTTTCAAAGGCAACAACTTTACTAAGTAAAACGCCTCCAGGATCAATCGACTCTAAAATTTCTTTTACTGAATTAAACCAATCCTCGAAATCTCCCTTACCTGCATTGAGGTAGTTCTTCATGTCATTGATCAAATCCTCGGCAGTTTGCCAATAAGAACCCATCTCCCCAGGTGTTTTAGACACGGCATGAAGAACAAAGTAAGTAAAATCTTGAGTGGTCGCAATCTCTTCCTCGCCTTTATAAAAAGCAATATTTGCTTTCTGCCGATGAAGAGACTGCATACTGTACTCGTCAAAAGTATATTGCACGATTCCTTTTTTGTAATCAATGATTTTACAAGGGCGCTCTATGACATGTTCTCCCCCAAGAAATGCTTGAAAAGTTGCCGTACAGTCTGTGAGATCCAATGGTAAACCATTTTGCACAATTTGTGCTTCAAGTATTTCACTATTCCTATTTCCTTGGCGAACTTTGATTATCCCAACATAATTCTCAGGCTCAGTGGTGGAAAGCGTGACATTCCATTTTTTCAATTATTTTCTCCTTTCCTTAGGTAGTCTTTCTCCAAATACAAAACCAGTTATAAAGCCCCCATGAACTGCTTGCCCCGCCATCAAATCGTTTTACAGGGCAACCTAAAAAGTTTTGTTCAAGCGTAGGCACTTGACCATTTTTTCCATCTTCCAAAACAACTCCTGTATGTCCTGTAGGGATACCGCTGTCTGTTCCGACATAAAAAATATCCCCCGCTTTGCAATCTTCTGCTTTTTGAGGGATAATTTTTGTCCAACCTGGAGGTGGTGCAAATGTGCCAATTGTCGCAGCCGAAACACCGTCCCCAATATTAATTTCATAATTCCAGCGTGGATTTCCAGAAGTGGGCGAACCATCTGGGTTTGTGGATTGAGAATTCCACGGTGTCATACCGTATTTATTTGCGGTTAGTGTAGCCATCCATGCCGTTGTCAAACCCACACACTGTCCGTTTTGAACATAGCGTCCTTTATAGCTGTTATAAAACTTATCCAGTTGTTCTTTCAAGCTTCCACTTGGTGTCGGTGGTTTCAAGCCGTGAAGCTTGTCATACCATTTGATTGCAAGTTGAATACGTTCAGGGTGTGTTATTTCTGGCCGTTCAAAGTTCGCTTCAAAAGCAGTGGTGGCTGTAGCAATATCTGTTAATCCTTTAAACTGAGCAACAGAATAAGAATAGCTACTTGTTGGGATATATTGCCCATTAAACATACACCACTCTAAGAGCTGTGATTGTGTTTTAACAATTTTGTAGTCTCCAGAAATTCCTGCGGCACGCATTAAGTTTTGAACATATTCACGTCCATTCCATGTGGCAGGTGGAACCAAAGGATAGGCGGAGCCATCCCACTGCACCAAACCATAAGCAGGTCCGCCTACTTGTTCTGTATCTGGCATCACACCAGATTCTTGGTCCATGTTCCCAAGAATACCTGCGGCAGCCTGTTCGGTATAGCCCTTCGATTTCAAGAACTGCCAAACAATCCAAGCATTCTTTTCTTGGTCAGTGGTCAATTCTGGAGGAAACTCTCCTTCCCCACCGCCGCCACCGCCGCCTGCGACAACTTCTTGGCCATTAAGAAAAAGCCTACCAGTAATACTAATATCTCCATACATTTCCAGCTTGCGGTTATCATAAGTACTGTTTTCTGGTACAACAAATACTGCTCTTGATAATTGTGGAGTTCCAGATTCTATAGAAAATATATATCCTGGTTGTTGAACAATACTTGTTCCTCGTACTTTTCCCGTGTCTTTATTAAAATTAACAGCAAATTCTGTTAGCTTTTTTCCATGAGCATCCGAAAGATTTGTAGCTTTTTTATATTCTTCAAAAGCAAGTCTTCCCTTATCCATAATAACTTGATATTTGTTATTTTTATCTGCTGTTTTGATTACGCTACCTTGAATAAGAATTCCCGATAAGATTCCAGCTCTAATAAACTCTGCATTAAATATACCGTCCATACTCCACGCTGTTCGAAATGCACCCTTATGTACGTCTTGAATCGTTTTCCATTGTCCTTTTTTACACTGCTTAAAAGAAATCCCTTTGTTATTCTGAACCATGAAATGTTGCGACTCAGAAATTTTAGGACCGTCCATAAACACTTGTTCGTAGGGCTCACGACTCTTTGATTCTCCTGCTTCAATTCCATTTACGAGGTAGATGGAACCGCCATTTTTACCAGCACCTCGCATAATATCATCTTGGTACTTCCCGATTTCAGTGGACTCATAGAAGCCCATTTTATTTTGGTCTAAATCTGAGATATTATTTTGTACATTTGAAACTTGCCTATTTATAGAAGTCGCGTTCAAGTTATCTCCAAGTCCTGCTTGTACTTGGCCAGTCACATAATTCGTGACAACTTTAAATACTCTGGTCTGATAGTGATACCCTCGGTCTCCTCTGTGAATCGTCACAGTATTACCAATAGCATCTGCACCTAAAACTTCTGTACTAAACTGCACCAAAGGACGGCTATAGTACTCAAGAGTTTCGTATGTCTTTTGTAACAGCTCATTCGCATCTTCAATATCTTCAAAAACAACCACAGTTTTCCGCGGCAACATTTTCCCATTTGAGGGAATACCATACTCTGCAGTCATTGCAGGATATTCTATATAGTTTTGTCCTTTGGGTTTATCAAGGGGTTTGCCGTCTGATTTCTTCCACTCTATATCCGTAAACTCTAATCTTCGACCATAGCCATCGCCTACTTCTTCACCTTTTCCACGTCCGATGATGGCCGTCACAATATTTGTTCTGTCTTTTTCACGGACAATTTTTAAAACATCTTCGCCATACTCAAAACGTTTGTTTGTGACTTTACCAATTTTGTGATAACAATTGATAATTTTCCTTGTGATTGTATTCCCTGTTATTTCTACTGCAAAAGTAAATTCACAGCCAAATTCTTGGAGCGCTTTTAGAGCTTCACGCATAGAAGTATAATAAAAATTACTTGTAATATTTCTATTTACTTCACAGACTCCAAGTTGCCAATCACAACCAGAATCATGAAGAAGCTGATGAATAACCTGAGACAGTGCTTTATTATTTGGACGGACATCCTTAATAATAAAGTTATCTAATTCATCCACTCCAAAGTTTACCGTTTCAAAGCTCAAAATATTTTCTTCATCACTACTTTTCAAAATACGATAAAGCGTGAATTGCTTTTCTCCTGAGTCATTCAAAGCAATATAACTTGCTTCTTCTAATAATGCTTCATAAGCTAAAGATAGAGAAAGACTATCGTTCATTAACTCAGAAGCATTTGTAGTAATTTCCCTTGTTTGAATACATTCCGTAAGCTCTGCAGAGTCAAAACTCTTCATTACTTTTTGAAATTTATCCAAAAAAAGAACGTTTGCCACTACAGCACCGCCTTTCTATACTTTATTTCTATGTCATAATTTCTATTTGAAAAGTTGGAACCTGTTCTCAAACGGATATTTTTAAAGTCAGAGTCTAGATTTAAAACATCAGGAGTTAACCTTCCGTTAACCCGAATTTCCCCCGTTTTGAAGCCAAAGAAGAGAACGTCTCCTTTTTTAATATTAGAAGCTTTCAAATGATACTTGCCATCTGTAATATCCAAAAAGTCTGCATTTGTGATGACTTTCATGCTCTCAGGCTTTACAGGATAAGGAAGATTCCCCAGGATTTTTCCTGTAGAAACTTGTTCCTTGCCATACTTATATGGATCACCACAGATTACTGTAAAAGTAGAAATAATTGAATTTGTATCGCCTGGTACTGGTTCTGCGGATTGGTAACGTCCTTTAAAGAAGTATTCTAAATCATCGTTAAACTGTATCAGTACATCTTCTTCAGAAAACAAAAAGGCCATCAACTCATCAAACTTATGTTGTAAGCTTTCCGAGTCTTTGTCCTCTAGTTTATATTTGATGGTCAGAACACGAGGAGGAAGTTTTGTGTTCGTGATAACTCCTCCATACTGTAGTTCTTGCATTTCATGATTTAAGGAGTACATTTCTCTGCCTTCAACTGAAAGTGTCTGATAACCTTCAATAAGATGTTCTATAAATGTCCCTTTATAAATCATGGCACTAGTTGGAATAAAGAGATGTTCAGATTGATGTTTCCTTTTTGGTGTATCTCTAAATGTATACATTTTTCCTCCTAGTATAGATTATTTGTGGCTGCTTCCCAGCCTTGTGCTTGTGAAATATCCTCCACAAAAGCTTTAAACTCTTGTTTTCCAAGACGTATATTGATTTGCGCAGGTTGCTTACCTTTGTTTAAGTTCACTTCATGAGCAATTGTGCCCCCTATTGAATTGTTCGCATTGCGAATATTTGCGCCGATATTTACAGAACCACCAGCATTTATTGCATTGGCCAAGAAATCATTCATACCAAGCACGCTATTTTGAACTGTCTTAAAGCTATTATTAAGCCCTTTATTAAGACCGCCCATAATTGCATTACCTGCTGGGATAAGAAGTTTCCTATCGACTCGAATCGGTCCTTTATGCTCACGGATCCAATCCCCAATGCCACTGATAAATTTCTTCCCAGCTTCCCAAGCAGACTTCAAGCCTTTAACAAAACCATCAATAATGGCTTTACCAATATCAAGAAGATTGATATTTGATAAGCTCTCGAATATTCCCTTGATAGTGTCAATACCATTCTTGATTAAGTTTTTAGCCAGTCCCATGACGTTATCAAAAGTTCCCGTGATAAAGCTGCCAAATGCGCTAACAATACCCATTATGCCATCAAGTACTGTATGTGTCCGTGTTTTAGTTAGAGTCTGTTTTTACTCATAATCAACTAAACAAAAAGAATAGCAAGATGAGATTTTTGTGCCTTGCACCCCCCTCAACCTTGACTATTCTAGCACTTTCATGTTAAAATGGTTTCTAGTTGAGTAAAGCAAGACCATTTTGATTTACTCACTGCGCCTGTTGCTGCAGGCGCTTTTTTCGTTTCTCTAATTCGTATAACTAAATTATAGCACAATGTCAAGCAATATGCAAGAAAAGATGGCAGATATTTCCCTTTTTGATACGCCAAAAAGCGCACAACTGTGCGTTTTTTTAGACTCATATTTCATCATTTGAAATATTTTACCTGATTGGCAAGTTTCTTTTGACGCTCAAGGTTGGTCAATCTTCTTCCCTTTTGAGTATAACTCCCCATTCTCTCGGGAAGCACTTGGTAGTGGACATACTCTTGGCGCCAACTTCCGAAGAACAATTCTCTCAAGCTATGATCGTAAAGCGCAAGAATCATTCTGCTCATGGTATTTGCACCACGTTCTGACCAATACATTCCTCGTCGTTTCATCCGATAGGTAATCTTGCGATGCTGAGTTTCCATCACACCAATCCCCCGATGACTAAATCCTCTGAGCGCCGCTGGTTTGGTGTATTGAAAGTTGTTCAAAAGTTTTCGTCTGAACTTTTGTAACTTGAGAAGTTGTTCCTCGTCTATAAGCAAAGACTCTGCCGTATCAAAAATGACTCGTACCTCTGCTTTATCATGCTTTTGGATAGCTAAGAATAAACGATTCTCTAGCTCATAAGGGAGAGTTTTGAAGCGCTCCTTGATTTTCATATTCAAGTGTTTGGAATCCCAGAAATGCTCGTGCTTACACCCAAAAAGTTCAGCGAGTTGTTTGAACACGTATGGCGTATAACCTCTTCCCATATCTGAATTGGTAATGAGCACTGTCTCAGGGGTAAACTCATAATGATTGCTCAAGTAATCTTCGAGTTTTTCTCTAGCTTCATGGTTATTGGAGGCAATAATTTCATGTTTGTTAGTCAAGCGGTAACGGTTCTCAGAGACTTTCTCACTGCCTGTGTGAACCAGAAAATGAGAAAGATCTGTCCCTTTTTCTTTACTTTGAGTTTTTACCATCACACCGTCGCCCTCGACATAGACTGCCGCAGCCTTAATCAGCTCAATCTTTTGTTCTTCTTCATAATAGCGATACTCATCTCGCTCTTCAAAAAGCTGAGCAACTTTCTTTGTCGTGCTGTGAACAGTGCTTTTCCCGATATAAATTTGATGACTGGTCTCAAACTTCTGGCTGACATGACGCAAAGGCATACTTGTCGCATAGTCTGTCAACTGATAAAGCAACTCTGGAGAATACCTCGCACGTTTGGCCAAGCCAAGTTCCTCATCCACTGGATAACGCCACTCAGTCCCTTTACGATAAGCACGCCGTTTATAAGTGACAACCCCAAAGGTAAACGTGACAGTCTTCACAGCTGTTTTGGCATACTTCCAACCTGTTGCTTTCATTTTCGTACTTAGACGGTGGTCTAAATCCTGAATATACTCCAAAAATCGTTTTACATTTTCTTCCTGCATTTCCGAAAAAATGGCCCGCTCGTCAAAGCTCATAAGCCCTCCTGAAGTTTTAGTCAACTTATTATAGAAAAAACTGAAAGCTTTGACCATTATTTTTTTATTCTGAGCTCATATTTTGTTAATTTTTTGCTTATTTATTTTCTTCCTCATCATTTCAATGTTTCTTTGTAAAAATATTTCTTTGTTTAGAGTGTTTCTTTGTAGAGGGTCGAAAATAATCCGACGCTTTTTCATAGCGACGTGAAACCGTCCGACGGCTTTCAGTAGCAATGGTTCAACCCGCATGAAATAAGGCTTTTGACCATAGCCCCGTTTTTGAACTTATGGTGGAAACTCAGTAAACTCAACCATTGGACAGGTTTTGTTCCTTATGGTTGACGGCATAAAAAAAGACCAAGAGGCAATGCCTCTTGGCCATAATATTTTTTAACCTCAAATTTTTCTATTGCTTCGACTCTAATTTTTCAGAATCAAGAAGTCGTGCCTTGACGTTTTCGACAATCTCAAGTTGATTCAGCACATCGTCATAACTCGTTTTCAAATTTTTACGCTCTTCCTGAAGCCCTCTGAGCAGATTGACTTGCGTGATGTCCTGTCGTTTGAACTTAACCGCTTCTGTCAACTCAATAATTTTTTCATCCAGTTGCTGGAGTGAACGTTCTGTCTCTTGAAGATTGCTCACAAACTCTTCTCCCAATGCTTCAAGTGCTGCTTCTCCGTGAATGTGTCGTCGAGACAAAAGGTTTAGCGCTGCACTCATTTCTCGCACATTACGCATCGCTGAGTTTTTACGAACGGGCTTTTGAAGATTTTCTTCAGAGAGCTGACCAATGACATCTGCGCCTTTGATGAAGTGACTAGAGGCTTTATTTTTATCATCTAAAAAGTAAAAAGTATCTTTGCGGTTAATATAAATTTCCACATCTCCATTTTCCAGCACATCCAATTTATAGGCAGGAATTTTAATCAAACCTGTTTTTCTTTTCCCAATCGTCATCCGTAAGTAAATTCCCGTCATGGAATCTTTTTCAATTTGCCAAGGTTCAATCCGCAACTTCAAATCGGGATCCGCTTCTTTTTCCGCTTTTTGCTTTTGATACTCTGAAGCAATTTCTGCGGGATTAAACACAACCGTATTGTGCGTCAGACGTTCTTCAATTTTTTCAAAACTATATTTTCTGATTTTTTTTGACATCGTGTAATCTCGTGCAGGTCGCTCTTGTGGCAAATCCAACAGTTTATATCGAATAAAGGAGCCATATTGCTCAGATTTTCCAGAAGTCTCCATTTCAATATTTAACAATCTCGCTTTAACTCTAAAATCATCCATATCCAAAGCGTGCTTCATCAAAAAATCCAAGCGCTCTTTTAATTCTACCCGATAATTATTTTGTTTACGCCAATTCTCGTATTTCGTATGAGAATTTCTTTTCGCTTGATTCAAAACCTTTGCGCCAGCAAGATCTGCTTCCAGGTCTGAAATATTTCTCAGAAGATTGGCCGTCCCTTTCTGCCAGCGAAACTTTTTCAAATCCACGCTTGAGGTGGAATTAAAAATAATATGATTATGGATATGCTCTCGATCAACGTGAGTGGCAATGATAAATTCATGACTCCCTCCTGTCAGTTCCAAAACTGTGCGTCGCCCAATTTCATGAATTTGTTCAGGCGTGAGTTGATCAGTCGGATCAAAAGATTGAATAATATGTCGTGCCAAAACTTCTTCCTTGCTTGTTTTGGAATTTCCAGAAACCTGCCTGGCCAAGAAGCGTGTGAGATTCATTTCAAAATCCGCATTATTCAAATTATTGATTTTATATCCTGACGTTAAGACTTGTTCTTCAGTTTTATCAGGATTCAAGATATAATGCACTGCCCGTGTGAGATTTTTTTCACTTTTAATAGAGATGGTTTTTGTAATCGGCATCAGTCTTGCTCCAACTTTCTAATTTTCTTTTTGAGTGCCTTGATGATTTCTTTTTCAGTTTGGGTTTGATTTTCTCGAAGACGTTCAACTTCAATTTTTAGATTTTCAAAATCCTCGAGTTCAAATTCATCAGACTCATTCACTTTTTTAGCGATTTGGTTGATATTATTCCCAATTCGATTTAGCTCATACGTTAACCGACCAAAGCCTGCCAACAAATTTCTAAAATCAGAGAAATCTACTTTGATGACCGTCCCATACAAGCCCATTTTGCGTAAGTAATTGGTCATTTTTGAAATTCCTGCCACTTCCATATTAGTTCTGATTTGCTCATATTCTGCTTCGGTTACCCGAACATAGATAGGACGATCCCGATAGAGTTTCTTTTCTTTCATCATTTTCCCTCGTTTTCTAAAAAATCGGCGCACACTCAAAGCTACGCTTTGAGTCAGAGCAAAGGCAGTTTCACATAGGGCTTACCAGCCCTAAGCCTTTACTCTGGCAAGCATAGCAAGGTGCAAGCACCTTACGAAAAATAAAAGTCAATCAAAAAAACCAGAAAACAAAGTTTCTGATTTTTCCGATTTGACTTTTCTTAATTTGGGGGAATCCCCCAAACCCCCACTTTTGAAATTTCCAATTTCAAATTTTTCTATTTTTGAGAATTTCTAAATTCTCGTTTTGCGTCGCTCATAACTTTTCTCAAAGATGAACTTTTATACTTTTTACTCCAAACAAAATCTCCAAAAAAGGCAGGACAAGCAAATTGGTTAATTGTCGCCCAAACAATAACCCAAATCCCAAACCAGAAGGCCCATCCAAACAGAGGGATGTAAAGCAAGATTTTGAAAGCAGGCATCACAAATAGATTGGTCATTTTTATGCTTGTAGGAAGAGCGAACACATACATCAAAAAATATCCCACTCCAAAAACGAAAGTAAGCAAGACCATGCTATTGGTAGGTAAGAATAAATCTGACCAGCGCTTGATATTTTCCAACTGCCCTGAATGCTGAGTAAAATAAACAGCAAGATATGTGGCAGCCATCCAAAGATAAGGCAATAAAAAGTAAGCTTTTCTTGGTTTAATATTTAGAGAACCATCATTATTGGAAAGAGACTCGTTTTTTATTGAAGTCTCTATTTCATCAGTTGTTCTATTAGAATAGCCCTGTTCAGCTCGTTCTTTTGAAAGGCGGTTAAGTTCAGCCGTAGATGCCGCTATTTTCGCTCTTGTTGTTTTTGCTCCGCAGTAGGGGCAAAAGTTAGCCTTATCTTCAAAAATAGGCTTCCCACAGTGATAACAAAATTCTTCCTCTTCCATACAAAATCAATCCTTTTATTTATCAATTATTTGAAACTATTTTACCAAAAAATCGCTATCAGTGCTCAAAATTACCAAGGGTTCATTTTTGATTGTTCTGCTTCTTTGAATTCAACGATTAGAGCTTTGAGTGCTTTTGAACATTCTTCCTCATCCATTTCGCTCACTTCCTGTAAAGTGAGTTGAAGACTTTTTATCGTACCTCCCACATCGTCACTTTGGATGGCTTTCAAGTACTCCATTTCTTGGCGCAGGAGTACTTGAAGTTTTTTCTGGTGCGGAAGATGCTCAAGGTCATCTTTTATCAACTCCCAGATCAATTCTGGGGCAAGTTTTTCATCATTAAACATTTTGATTTTCTCCATTTCTTGTCTTTTTCTTTTTGTTGATTGAGCCTAGGATTTTGTCAATAACCCCTCCAACTTTTTTGATTGACTGGACACCTCCTTGGATGGTTCTTGTTGCTGGCGAGCTTTAGCTCTTTCAATTTCTTCATCAAGTGAACCTTTCTCAACAATTTTGCTTTGAATTTTTTCAAGAGATTGATCAATACGCTCAATCAATGAATGGCTTTGTTCTTGAACTTTTATCATCGTTGCTTTCAAAGCCTGCAAATCCAAATCGTTCATTCCCCAGTTGGCCAGATAACCAAACGAATAATCTGATGAATCAATCCCATAATGCTTTGTGACAACATAAGCCACAGACTCTGCTTCAAACTCTTGTCTGCGATAAATTTCATCCCCAAAACGAGCTTGACTCTGTGTGTGCAACTCAGAATGCGTTGCTTCATGAATCAACGTCTTGATGGTTTGTTCTTCACTCATTTGTGAACGGAGAACAATTTCATTTTGATTCGGGTCATAATAACCTCGTGCTGCTCCAGGGGTATTCCCAAAACGAACAGGAGTGGCAACAGACTGGTTAATCGCCAAAAAGAGTTGTTCATAATTTTTAACTTGTCCTTGAAGCTCCTCGACGAGCTGAGGTAATTCCTTACCAGTGGTTTGATTCACATCATATACAGGAATCAATTTATAGTAACTACGCTTGATTTCCTCGCCGTCTTTATCCAGCTTTGGTTTTCCGTTCTCGTCCTTGACGGTATATTGACGTGGAGCTGAATAAATCCATAGGGCTTTTGTGCCTTTTGACGGGAAGCGTCCATAATTCTTTTTCCAAGTCCCTGCACCAGCAACTAAACTCGCCTTAGGATTTTGAGCCAAAATCATTTGAATGTTATGCGACGAATAACGATGGAACTGTGAAACAAAGTTCAAATATTTTTTATACGTTTCTCCCTGCAGATAATTTTTTAGTCCCTCTTTCATGTGCTTGCTTAGAGCATCTAAATCCTTATTTCTAGCCAATTCAACCAGTTTCTCATCAACTTCTTGACCAAACTTAACAGGCTCAGATTTTCCAAGATGTACATCCATCATTTTTTCAAACTGCTTGATCGCTGCAGGTTGATATTCCACCTGCATTGCTGGAAATCCGTCTTGAGCAATCGTTTCTTCTCGCTTTTTGTAAAAATAAGCATTGTAGGCTTGTTCAAAATCAGGAAAACTGGGCGAGTCGGCTTCGACATAATTGTACTTTGCGTCCCAAACATCTTGAACAAAGCACTGCCATGCTTCATCCATATCCAGTTTGCCGTCTTGAGTTTTGAAGCCCTTCCAGTCTGATAAGTCCTCTTTTCCTGACGTGCGTTGATTAAATACTTCTTGAGTAATTTGTTCCAGGTTGAAACTTTTCTCATCTTTCAGAGCCTTCTTACTTTCAGATTCAGAAGATGATGCTTGATTTTCAACTTGAATCTCAGCTGAGCCAAGGAGCTTTTCTTCCATTCGATCCGTATTTTTTTCTTGTGGACTCGTAACCTCTGGAGTTTCCCGAATCTCTTTCAGTCGTTCTGGCGTGATAGAGACTTGTGTCATGTAAAGTTGTTCAAGCTCATCAAGAGAGAGTGAGGTGTGACTCGCAACATATTCAAACATAGGCTGTGTCGCCGCAAATGGATTTTCAACACCGAGTTCCGTCATGTAGTCATACATCCGATGTGCATTTTGTGCGATACTCAACGCTGTAAAGTTCGTCTCTTTCGCCTTGACTAACTGGATGAGGGCCAACTTATCCAAGTCGGCTTCTTGATGGAGAATTAGGGATGTTTCTTTCTCTTGATGCAGAGCTTTGATTTTTTCTATCCCCTCAGGAAAGAGAGGTACTGTTGAAAATTGATAAGCATAAGATTCCTTGGATAAATCTTCAAGGCTCAAGACATAGGTCTCAAAAGCTTCCTTTACTTTTTCAGAGCTTTGTTCGATGAATGCTGCTTGTTCTTTAGGAAGTGTATTCTTAATGGGAATAATCATCTCTTCTGGGACATAAAGTGCCTTTTGAAAGTCTAACCCTGGTCTCCTAAAGTGTAAATTATCCGTTTTGAACGGAGTATCGAAATGTGAGTCTGCGGGGCTCTTCTTACTAATATTGGCCCTCAGTGGGATGTACCAATTCTGTGTATCATCATAGAGTCCTACAAAGTTTCTTCCTGCTTTTTCAAGCAGTTGCTCACTTCCTGTTGCTGCGATTGTTTCAGCGATAAATCTCTGATCAATCGTTGTAAGTTTGTAATTTGACATAATTCTCCTTCTCATGATATAATTTAGTTAAAGGAAGCGCACGGGCAGGACAAGCCTTGATTGTCCCATTAGGTAGGGCGCTTCTTTTTTGTACTCAAATTTTTCAATTTGGTGTATAATGAATTTAATCGGTGGGGAGCACCGTTGCGAGGGTTAGAATGTACCCGCAACTGGCACTTGCCAGCAATAAAAATCCATTGAGCGGACGTGAGTTCGCTTTTTTTAATTCAGTGTAAAAGTAGAAAAGTGTCATTTTCTACTTTTAATCGTTTTATTTACAGGCTAAGCTCAGGCTCATCTCTCGATGCAGTTGTGTTCTTTTCAATGCTCTGCTCTGATTGTTCCAGCACTTTTGAAAGAGCACCATCAATCTGACGCATATTACTGAATTCATTGTTCAAGTCTTTCATCCAATAATCAACGTCATTCCAATTCGTAGAACTGACCCTGTCTGCCCCTTCTGAAGCGTTATAGACTTCTTGTTGGAGACCTTCAAGAGTTGCAGAAATTTGTTTTAGCTGTGCGGTTTTGAGTACGTTCAACTGCTCAGGATTCAAAACATTGACGTCAATATCCAATTTTGAATAGAGCTCATCAGCCTCCATCAAATCTCTAAAAGATTCATCAATACTTAAATTGCTTCCTTCTGGTTGCTCCTTTGTCAAGGATTCATATAATTCTACACTTGGAATCAGCCGTAGAAACGCTCCTGCAAATTCAAGCTTCGCAGTTGCCTCTAGGTCAGGATGGCTTGCTAGTTTTTCAAGGTCAATCGTCTGTGTTTTGTCTGTCATAATCAGCTGAAAATTTCCCAGCTTTTGTTCAGTCTGCTTATCCATAACCTCAAAATAGGCAATAATATCTTCTCCGTTTCGCTCAACATTATCTTGTGAAAATTTGATGGCTTCATGCTCTACAGCCTGGGCTAATTCTTTAGCACTTACACCATAACTCAAGTCCAATTCTCCATCTGCTTGAATCAGGAGCTGTTCAAACGTCTCCTGAGGACTGTGCGTTGCCTTGAATTTGTTGAGAATGTCCAGATGACTGAGCGGTGAATCAAGCACTGGATTTTCATAGAGCTGGTCTGTCAGTTGCTCAATCTCTTCTGGGGATGCTTTCACTAAGGCTTCATCAAAGTCATCGCCCAAAGTATGATCATAGTCTTCCATCAAAACATTTTTCAGGTGATTCACCGCAAAAGCATGGTCGTAAAGATTATAGCCTTGAGAGGTCTCTAGTTCCTTCAGGTCAGACTCCGTCAATTTATTCCAGGCATAAGGAATTTGACTATTGTCTGTGAAAACGATAGCTCCCTCAATATCAAAAGAGCGTTGAAGCGTTGAGTGATTCACAGAAATATGATCATATTGCGGGCAAAGTACATAGTCATAGACATTGAGTTCATCGACGTCGATTCCTGCCGCAATCAGTTCGTCTTGAAAATCTTGGTCAAACCTTACATCATAGTCCCATTTATATCCCAAACTTCCCGTGTGGTCACTCTCAATGACCTCCGAGAGCTTTCGTTCTCCAAGCAACTGTTTAATTTGCTCATCTTCTGTCAGTTGTTCCTCTTGATTTTTATTAGTCTGAACATCTGCCCCTACTGACTCAAGAAAAACGTTTTCATCAAGATTATCTAATGCTACTGCACCCTTGCTAGCCATCCATGCTTTGAAATCTCCACCGAAGTCGGTATCTTGTTGATAGGCTTCATAGACAAACTGATCGAGTGATCTTTCTTGACGTGCAGCTTCTGGAAGTTTCTCCCACTGGTCAATCAAAATATCCAATTCTGCACGCTTGTTATCCTTTATTTCTTCCATTTGTTTTTCCTCATTTTCTACTAATTTTGCTTTAGCTGCCAGATAATACTCATCGTCATCTGGAATCGGAATTTGATCTACACCCCAATATTCTTTTTCATCCATGAAAGACTGGATTTCTGTCAGTGCTTCTTTGACAATCGTGGTCAACTTTTCTTGCTGGGCAACCACATCTTGGTGATAGTCTCCACCGACCGTTTCTTCCTCATAACCCATTTCCAAGCGCAGCTCAGTATAGAAATCCGCTGAGGTAATTAAGTTTGTCAGCTCATCATCCTTAATCAGCCACTCGCCCTGTGTATCCATCAAGGCGTAGGTGTAGTGTCCCTCATCATTGGGGACAATCTTAATGCGTTCCTCATAAAGTTCGAGTGCTGCCAGCGGCTGATCATAAAGCGCATCAAAAACAGCAACATCCAATCCCTCTTTTTCTGCGTGGTCATATCCTGAGTCTCCCATCTCAAGTGCTTCGCTATATCCAAAAGGATCAAAAGCGCCTTCGGCTAATGCAATTACAGATTGATAAGGCTCCCACCAGGCTTCTACAAGTTCGTGTTTTTGTTTGTTGGTTAAATTCATCATTTCTCTTTTCTAGTTGGGATAAGTTAAAAAGGTGCGAACTAGATGCTCCAGCCAGAAAATAGCCTTCACAAACAGGTTCAGCACCATAATTAAGCCATCCGCCAACATATTCGCAAAGCTGGGACTAAAGAGCGACACCAGCTTAATGAAGGCAAGGGTTAGGATAATGTTTAGAATCAAACGTTTCATAGTGCGATTCCTTTGTTTTCATCCGCTTCACGACTTTTAATGAATGTCTCTCGTTCAGATTGAGAGCTGTTGACAAATTCCTGGAGCTCAGATCTTGAGAGAGGATGATCCAGCATTTCTAATTTCAGTGCTTGTTCAATGTCAATAAATCCGTTATTCCCAGTCACAAGCTGAACTTGAGCCACCTCCTCATTCCAGAAGTTTTCTCTATCAACAATATAATTATCTATGACTTCGCCTTCCTTGTCATAGATTGCCAGTTCCGTCAATGACCCACGATAGTAAGCGCCAATTTCATGTTCAAGGTAATCCTTAACCATTTCCGCAGACAAGCTTGGATTTTGAGCCTTATCAATCATGTAAGCCAGTTGCCAGACATCGCCTTGAGAATACCCCCGCACGGTATGTGTGACCAACTCTTTATCATACAGTGCCAAAATCTCATTAAGTCCCTCGATATAATCATTCGTTAATTCATGAGTGACATAATCCACCAACTCTGAGTGTCCAACATTCGCCCAGGGTTCATAGAGCAGATTCAAAAATTCTTCTTTGGAAGCAGTAAAATAACCTGCTGCTTTGACAATCTGATAAATTTCATCAATGGACAAGTCTTGCTCTAACATATTCTCCACGTCCCATTGTCTTCCATTTTCAGCCACACCATGCGTGTCAAAGACAATCAAACTAAGATTATCCTCGAACTCAGGATGGGCTTCTAAAATGGCTGTTGCAAGTGGCTCTAAGGTATCCATACTGCCAGCATATTCATCACGCAAATCGTGATTCAAAAAAGCCTCTTTGAAAAACATCTGAAGCTGACCTGCCTCAACTTCATTGACAAGATAATCTGCAAGCTGAGCTTTTTCAGATGCTCGTTTTCGATAGTCTGTAATGAGTCCTTCTTCAAAAAATGGTTCAACATCCGTCTCGTTCTCCAAGACAGCTAGCTGCTCTGTCAGTGGATTGTAGGCAATCGCTTGATTTTCATTTGATACGGTTTTCGTGGTCACTTCTTGAAGTAAGGCTTGCAAATCTTTGCTGGGATGCTCATATTCAAAAAGCTTAGTCGCATCACGTTGGAATCGTTCGTAAGTAGCACGTGTGACTTCAATCGATTCAGCCAGAATTTCTTCTTCATTTTTTTGATAACTGAAGAAATATGGGGCAATCTCTTTGAACTCTGAATAGTTCATGTGTTGGATGCTTTCGGTCACAAAAATATTATAAAATTCTCCAATCGCATCTTTCTGTGCCGCCGCACTTAAAAGTTCGCCGACCGCAGGCTCCTTCATTGCTGCAAAAAAGCTGTATTCATTTTCCATCAATTTTGCAGGAAGCCCTGCATAGTAGCCAATATTAAAAGCGGTCTCTTCACTGATCGCTTTTTTAATGGCTTTAATTTCTTTTTGATTCATTGTGTTCCTTTCCCGAGTGTAAGAGTAGAAAAGTGTAACATTACACTTTTCTACTTTTTGTAATTATTTTCCCATTTCAAATTCAGCGGGACGTTCTTTTGTTACTTGTAGCACCGTGTTTCTGCTCTCAAGTTGTCCTCGTTTCGTCTTAGCTATAGCAATCTCTTGGTCAAGAGAGCGACTTTTGGAAGCTTTCCGCAGCTTTAGCTCATCATTCCAATCATTTTTGCTCTGTCCTAGAGGCAATGGTGGTACATGCGGCACTACCTTGATATGTGCTAAACCAAAATTTCTGATGAAATTTCGACCTGCTTCATCATTATCCACGCAAAGAACGATTTTTAGACCCGTATTAAAGCCTGGTTGGTCAGTTTTATCTAAGTAATTTTCCTTACGAGTTGTTTTTTCAACTTGCTCAATGTCTTTTGGAAGGTGGGCAACAGCATCCACTACTTCCCTAGAAACGACACCTTTTTTAAGTCCATCCATTGATACTAAGCGACAATTATCTAAATTCGACTTATTCAGCTCGTAGTATGCCATCATGTCAAGTGGCGTTTCAAATGCGTAAAGTGTGAAGGGAGCCTCTTTTGTCGCCTCTCTAAACCTCATTTTGTCTCCAATATCTACAAACATTCCACTATAACCATCACTATTAGGAAGAATTTTCTTGATTCTTCCCTTTTTAGGATAAAGTTGCTCATTTCTCCAAATCCCTTGAATACTTGCCCCTACTATCTTTCCTGTTAAGTCAAAATTCTTAAAGACGACAACAGGTTCTGTACTTTTATCGGGACGCTGATAAATCCCTTGAGCAATAACACCCTTAGATGCAAAGAAATCAATCGTTTCTTCAGACAATCCACGAATTTCTTTTAGAAATTTCTTAGCATAGTCCATATTTTTTGCTTCTGGCAGACGATAAACAAAAGGTTGCTTTTTCGGAATCTTCGTGACATCAAAGCTTGCAGCTTCACTGCCAAGGATAAAATTGACCGCTTCCTTATAGGAAATCTCCTTAACAACTTGGACAAGTTTAATAACATCCTGCCCTCGATACTCATCTCCATGGCTCCACCACGTCCAAATATTCTTTGAGGGAGAGAGCGTAAAGGAATCATGATCTTTCCAGATATAATCCTTCCCGCTACGTTCCAAATTCATTCCAAGTGCTTGAGCCACATCAAGGATACTTTTGTTTTTAGCAGCTTCTTTTTTCTTATTCACATAAGCCATAGACACTTCCTTTCTAAAATTTTGTAATAAAAAAACGGCATCTCGTAGATACCGTTGATCTGTTTGATTAGAGTTCTGGAGCGTCAAAGTCTAATTGTGACATCGGCGCTTCCCCTTTACTCTTTAATTGTTCATGTTTTGCTTGGGCTTTCTTGATTTCTTCATCTAGCGTTAATGCTTTTCGACGTGGAGCTAGGCTTACAAAAGCATTCAACGCCTCGTGTTCAGAAGCAGGTCCACCTTCCAAGCCCACACCATAATAACCTAACAAGTGATCCATGAATTGATTATAAGCACGTCCCGTTGGAGGCATCAAATAGTTTTGGTTTTCCAAAGCACCCAAAGCATGATTAGCTGCAATTAGTGCGGTACGCTTATTACCGTCCTGAAAAGGCTGAAGCTTCGCCAACTCCGCAAACAAAGTCCAGGCAGCTTCGTCTGTCTGCTTAGACTGGTGCCAATGCTCAATAATCGTCTCCAAATCTCGCTCGTCTATCTGAGCGGGAGGGTAATAAGCCACCGCCTTCCCGTCAGCTCCTGGCCATAAATCCACATGGATGCGATCTCGAATCGGATCAACCACTGCATCTCTTAATTTTCCAGGATGGTAGGGTTGTTCAAAACTATCCCCCACAAATTGGCTGTTAATCGCAACAATACTCTCCACCCCAAAAGGTTGAGAAAGAACGGTTTGAATCGCCTTAAGGGTATCCTCAAAGATCACTCGGTCATCATTGTCGTTGCGTAATGGGTCGAGTGTCCCTTTTTCAATCGCTTCTTTCGTCTGTGCAATCGTACTTCCGTAATTATTGAAGACACCCAAGTGAGTAATAAACTGAGCGAGTTTCTCACTATCCATTGATGCTCCTTTCTCAAATTATAATAGAAAAGTAGAAAATAACACTTTTCTACTCCTGCAATGATTCTATTTTAACATATTTTATTCTGCTAAGCAGTCGTTTTCTTCGAGTAGTCACTAAGCTTTACTGTTTTTGGGAGCTGTGTCCGTGCGTTGAGTTGTGAAATCATCTCAGCTTGACTGCTATTGAAGTGTGTCAGGGTCTCTTCAAAGCGCTCCTTCAACCCCTTGTTAAGCTCACGCTTGCGAAGTTCCAGCTCAGCAGTTTTCCCACTAAGCACTTTGGCCAGCTGCTCGGTTTCTTTTTCCACCTGTAATGAAATTTCTTGGTTAATGCGCTCGTGATATTTCTTGGTAAGTGCCTCTAGTTGTTCCGCTTTTTGCTGTTTGAAAGTGGCCTCAATTTTCTGAAGCTGAGCTTGGTGGCGACTATTTTCCTCATCCCGTGCTGCTTGCTCAGCTTGACTCAGTTGCACTTCCGTTTTTTTCTTAGCTTGAGCTTCCTCTAGTTGAAGCTGCTTTGTCACTCGCTCACTAATTTCTGAGCGTCGATCCAATTCGGAGAGCTCTTGGTTAATTTTTGTCTCCTCTTTTTCTGAGAAATCCTTCAAAACACGATCCGCATTTTCCTTAAAAGAAAGCAATAAGCCACTAATTGTTTCATCTCTTGTCAAATCAAGAGACGCTGAGAGCGTTTCTTGTGGCTCTCCATACACCGAGTCTTCTGGAACAACGTGAGAAGCCCAATCTCGTGAACTTTCCGCTTCAGAAATTGATTCAGTCTCCTCAATCTCGGTTTCCGAAACCTTCAACTCTTCTGGAAGGTCTGCCTGCTCCAACTTTGGTTGTTCAGCGTCCATCAAGTTTAACTCCTCAGGCTCTTGCTCTGAAGTCTCCTTATTTTGTGCAGCGCCACAATACTGACAAAAAGCTGCATTGACGGCAATCACTTCGCCACAATCCGCACAAAATTGTTGTGTCGCTTTTTCTGTATTCTGCTGAGAAATTGCGGTTTTTCTCAAGGTTTGAGCGATCTCTTCTTCCTTAAATTGAGGCTGGTCTTGTTGAATTTGAGAGCCTTCTTCAATGGCTTCCGCAAGTTCAAAAGGAATTGGCTTTGAGGCATAAAAGCCTTCGCATTCCGATACCCAGTTAATTTTTCCCTCTTGAGGCAATTCAAAACGCTGTGCAAACAGAATTTCTCCCGTTTTAAGCGACGATTTTGTCACAACGATTGAAGCGTGCTCCGCTTCTCGACTCAAGCGATAATTTTCATCTTCAATCAGATTGACCAATTCATCCGCATCCTTAACAGGACGCTCCATAAAATTTTGATTCTGACTAAACGTAAAGCTAAACTTAGGTTTTCGTTTTATGATTGGAATTTTAATCATGGTTTTCTCCTTCCCCACTTACTTTTTCTTCGTTTTTTTCTGGTTCATGCACTGATTCAGCACCAAAGAGTTTGACGGTCTCCAAGGCTTCTGAAAAACTCAAGCCATAAACCTCAAGAGCCGTTTGAAAACTGGTACTCTCGGTTTCTTTGATTTGCTGATTAAATTTTTTCACTTCATCTTGATACTTTTTCACAAAAGCCTGAGCCTTATCCCGCTTGTCTCTAAGCACTTCCAAGCGCTTTTCCTGAGCTTCTAATCGTTTATCCATTTCCATTTGACGTTTTTCCTCCTGAAACTGGCTGAGTGTCAATTAAATTGAGCGCTGCCACTTTATTTTCTTCCATGGTCACATTGTAACGTGCCTTCATCGACGTCCCTTCCTTTTGATAGATAGGACGTTCAGAATAAGTCACTTCCACATAATAGCTTCCTGGTGCTGCATTTTGTTGCTGATAAATTTTGCTACTGAGGTAATTTTGTTCAATAAGTTGCGTAGAGTTAGAAGTATCAATCGTCTTATTTTTTTGATAACTTGCAATCATCGCAATAAGGTTTGATGTATCATCCCCAACATGATTAGCTTGATAAGCCTCGTCTGTCATTTCGATTTTCAAAGCTGCTTGACGTTTGAGCAATTCACTTTTATCCAACTTTTGCGTTTGATAATCCTTCAAAAAGCTTTCGAGAGATTCTTGTTGTGATTGAGAAGAGCCTCCTGATGATGAGCTTGAGCTTTGAACCTCAGCACTTGAGGGGGCAGTTCTTTTTGCACTTGAGAGCTGCTGACTAGAGATAGATTTAGAGGTTGTTTGCGGCTGTGGGGCGTTACCATTCGTCATCGCAACCACAAGGCCAATCACTCCTAAGAGTACAAGCACAACAATCACAAGCCCTAAAGCAATCAATTTTCTTACTTTATTTTGATCTGTCATAATTTCCTTTCCATTTTGGTAGAAAAGTGTAAAAGTAGAATCTTACACATTTACACTTTGTTCTGACAATTCTTATTTTCCTGAGGGTGGATGAATAACGGAAGCGACACCACCTGAGACATAAGTGACCGTCCATGTTTTGAGAGGTCCTGGATTCTGGTCATACATGAGAAATTGATTATTACCAAGTACCTTTCCAACCACCCCCACATGCCCGTAGTTAGGGTCAGCGTACCACGAACCCATATTCGCACCGACATTAAAACAAATGGTGTCTCCTGAACGCAAATCGCTGTACTTTGGATTAGCAACCACTGTCCATCCCCATTTTTTCCAATCATAGTCAGAACCAATGCTAGCCGCCGCAATCCCATTGGTCAAAGTAATCGCTGAGTTAATCGAATGAGCGTAGTAGGCAGGCACCGCATAGCATTGACCTGTTTCTCCGCCATAAGTGCCAGGAATAACTTGTCCCAACATCTTATCCAAGCTACTGAGTGTCGCACTTCCCACGCCACCCCCACCAGCTGAACCATAGCCTCCTGGAGGCTTAGGTGTTCCACCATGTTCATCAATGTACTTATCAAAGGCCTCTTCGATGGTCGCTCGGCCTTTACCTGAATTTTCCGCTGTCCAATAGACCGCCTGTCCTGGTTGAAGTGTTCCCGCATGAAATTGGCTCGCTCGCTCATCACAGATGGCTAACGTTTTGTTCCCATAGCCATCTATTTGCGTGCTTCTAAAGTCTTGAACAGCTCGGCTATTATCCCAACTTGCGCCTTGATCAGGGTCATTATCAAAAGCACCATAACCAAAAAGGTTACTCTTGGGATATTCTTTTGCAACCCCTGCTGTTCCAAAAGAGGATTCCATTTGAGCAAAAGCTACAAGCGTACGGACATCAATACCTGATTCTTCTTGAAGTTTTAAGAACTCTGTCCCACTGGCTCGACTGTCTAATCCTGTAAACCCTTCGCTCGCAATAAAGCCATCTATTTGCTTTGCTGTAATCCCGTAGCGCTGTGCTAAGAAAGATGAATGATAAGCGTCTTTTCCATCCCAATGTGCCACATAAAACACGCCATCTGTTGAAGAAGCTTGGCTCTGTGTAGAGCCCAAAAGCAACGCCAGTCCAGCTGCGAGACCAATGATGAGAAGGACAACTGCTCCAATCCCAAGAGAGACGGGATTGCTACTGGCCGCTGTGGTCACACCTTTTATCGCCCCTTTTGTGAAAAACTGTTGAATTTTTCCTTGAATCCCCTTTAGCGCTTTAGGTTTTTTAGGCTTGAACGGTGTGATTCCAATTCCTTTAGGAGCTTTACCTCCAAAACGGATGGCCTTTTTGGTAACGTTTGAAAATTCTTCTTGCTTCTTGGTACGATTCAATAAGAAACGGGATGCTTTTTGAGCATTTTGGGAAAAAGCTTTTCCTTGCTCAACTTTATTAACGACTTTCTGTGCATCCTCAAGATTTTCATCCTGCGTAACCGCTCCAAAAGCTGAAGTTGTCGCTCCTCGCTTGAGAGCTTGCTTCGCAGATTGAGCGGCTTGTTGGCGTTTAGAAAGGGCTGGTCGATCCGCTTTTAAGTCCTTTTCTCGTTTGGTTTTCCTTTGGTCTTTTGAGCCCTTTCCCTTTTTGGATGGCTCTGAATCCTGCTGTGCCAACGTTTTTCGGAATACGAACCCTTGCTTAGTAGAATCTGCTTTTGATATTTTTCCTTTGAATCGATGCGCTGCACGATTTCGTTTTCCCTTTTCTGTGAGCGCTTTGATACTTTTCTCACGACCAAGCACAAATGAGCGCTTATTGACCAACTTCTCTTGTTCCTTGGCTTTATCTTTGAAATTCACTCCCATAAGCTAGGCCTTCGTATTCATCAACGCATAGAGCTGCGTATAAGATGGGATGGTATTGCTAAATGGAATAGCAGAGCTTCCTGCCACAATAACTCCCCCGCCTTTCGGTGCCGTACGCAAGTAATTTTCTTGCTTTTCGGTCAAACCAAATTCTTGAACCAAGAGTTTTCTAACATCTTTTTTCTTATGACGTAAGAGAATCAAGACATCAGAGTTCAAAAAGACAGACCGTCCCTCTGGCGTTTGGAGCATTCGCTCTGTAGATTGGGTCATAAAAGTAGGGAAACCACCATATTTCCGAATCCGAGCCCAGATTTCCTCTGCTTTTTGGCGCAAGACAGGAACTTGGTTTGAGTCAATGAGCAAGTGGAATTCATCCAAATAAACCCAAGTGGTAATTCCTTTGAGTTTATTCTCAACAACTTTATTCCAAATACGGTCAAGCACGGTCATGAATCCAAAAGGTTTGAATTTATTCTTCAAATTATAAATGTCATAGATGGTAAAGCGATTTTTCAGGTTGATGTTTGTAGTCCCTGAAAACATATTCAGACTCCCTGTAACATAAAGCTTTAATTTCTTGGCCAATTCTACCGCTTCTGGATCATCATTTTCTTGCAGTACATCATACCAATCTCGTAAATTCGGCGTTTTACCCTGCACTTTGAAGCGGTCATAAGTTGTTGTGGTCACTTCATCAATAATTGTTTCCTGTTCTTCAGAAACCGTGTGAAAAAGACTTGTAAACAATGAAAGCAAGAAGTCAGACTTGTTGGCAATCGGATCGTCATCCGAGAAAAGCCCACTTTCTTCTGGCAAATCTAAGATATTGATAGTGCTTGGAGATCCTGGAGCAATCTTAACGACTTCGCCACCAAAATACTCGGCAAGAGGTAAGTATTCTCGTTCTGGATCAACGACGATGACTTCATCCTTAGGATTTTTGAGCAAGGTTGAGATAATTTCGTTCTTGGCGGTCACGGATTTCCCTGTCCCAGAAGGCCCAACTATTCCCATATTCCCATTATCCAAACTGTCATCTTTGCGATTGATTAAGATATTATTTTTTGAGAGGCTGTTAATCCCATAGAGTTTCCCGTTTTTGTGCTGCACGTCTGCGCTCGTAAAAGGGGAGTTGATCGCAATATTAGGTGTAATCAAATCTCGCACGTAGTTTTTCTCAATATCCACAAAATTCTCTCCCAAAGGAAGCGTAGAATTTAAGGCTTCTTCTTGTACCATGTAGAGTGGTGCAAAAACTGCCCCAAATTTATCCGCTACCCCGTTGATTTTTGCTTCATTTTGGTGTAATTCTTCACGAGTTTTTCCTGAGAAATGTACAATGAAGGTTGAAAGTTGTTGCTTGTCTCCTGTTTTAGAGACAAACTCAATCGTTTTTTCGACATCATTTTGATTTTCCTTCGTGGTACGGGCGATGTATTGTGGCGAAGAATTATTCTCAAGCGCTTTTTTCTCACGACGAATTGCTTCAGCTTCCACATCTGTCGCTTGATTTCGCAAACGAGTATTCGTTTCTGAGATCGAGTAAGGTTTGGCGTGGATGGTAATAACCATCTCTTGTTCAGTGGCTGTCAAATCCTTAAACATGATGTCAGAGAGCTTACGTGGGAAATCACGCAAGTAAATGTCCTTACACAAACGATTTTCAATCTCAAAGTCCACATTGCTTTTAGAAAAATCAATAAACTGTGGAGCAACAAGATCTTTGGTCGTCAGATTTGACAAGCGAATATCATCAAAATCGCCATAAAGTGGAACGTTTGGACGCAAGATTTCAGAGAGCACCTGCATTCGCTCCAGCCCATCAAGAGGCTCAAACGTCGCATCAATTTCAAGCATTTCTTGAGCAAAAGGTTCAGAGATATTCTCAAGTCGGCGACGTGCAGACTCCAAATCTTCAGCTTCTGTGGATAAAGTAATGAAGCGCATAATTTTGTAGTTGTTGCGTCCTTTTTCATAAGCATCCTCAATCAGCTCATTTTCCTCGTTTCGTAGCACATCAAATTGATCACCTTGGAGGTCATAAGCTTGTTCCTTGAGATATTCTGCTTTAGTACGTTTTGAAACAATCAAGGTCAGCTGGAAAGTCTCTTTTTCAGACAAGCTATTGATCGCATCATTATATTTTGTTGCAATATTTGATTGTTCATCTTCTGTGGCAGTGGTATAATTTAACTCTCCGAGTTTGAAAGTTTGAGAATATCGTTGACCTGTCACGTGCATCAAGCCATTTTCAAAAAGCGCTTTATAGTGAAGCGTGTGTTGAGCCGTTGGCGAGACATTTTTTTCTAACCGCTTAATACGGCGCTGTTCTGCCTTAGACAGCTTCTTTTTCATTTTTGTCGGGTTTGAAATCATTCCTGTTATATCCTTTCTTTTGATCTAACTTGTAAATACGGCGCTGAATACGAGTATTCTTCCTGAGCCAGAGCTTTGCCCAACGCTCAAAAGGCATGCCTTGAATTCGCAACATGGTAAAGAGTCCCACAATAATCATGAGGATGAGTGAGAGCGGTTGATAGAGATTGTCATTGACCCAGTGAAGTGCCAATGTGTTGACAATCCCAAAGCCAAGCAAAAGAAAGACTAAGGCAATAAAAATCCATTGCTTTGCCGTAAGGTTAAGCCAATAAGTTTTCTGACGCTTTGAAACGTCTTTATATACTTCTATTTCCATTTTTAGATTGCTCCTATTCCGAAGAGTTGATTTGATTTTCTGATGGTGCCAAAGAGGGCGATGACAAAGACCACCGCATAGATGAGTCCACTAAGGAAGGTTACATCTGATTTGAGGGCACTGAACATTCCACCAGAAGGTAAAACCATGGAAGTAATAGCGGCTTTTGAAAATATACTATATAATCCCATGACCACTAGGATAACCACAGACTGAAACGCATAAGCCGAAAACCGTTTGACATAGTTAACCGCAATGCTTCGATGTTCAAGTGAAGCCACTGAAGCCATTGGAATCGGTGCTAGAATAAGCATGACAAACATCTCAAAGAAGCGCAGATAGATGATAACCCAAACTCCAACGTAAGCAAGCAACTGAATAATGAGCCCAATCAGGTATAAGACAACCCCCAGGAACAGACCTTGTGGATTAGTGATAGCGTTTAGAATCTCGCCAAAGAGTTCGCCAATTCCGCTTGGTTCAGGAATCACAGGAATCATCGAGTTCAAGACATCAAAGGAATTTCCACTATTACTGCCAACCAGATGCACAAGCCCATTTGCGATAAGCAAAATAAAATTGAAGATGACCGTTGGCATAGCAACGGCCGCAAGCGCTAAGACAAAGCGTACGCCTGTCCCTTGAAACATTTTGAATGTCATGAGCCCATCATTCGTTGTGTTGGCTTTTTCAAACAGGCCAATCACTTCAAGTAAAAACAGCACCCCCACGATGTAGATCGCCGTTTTGAGTGTTGCTCCCGCAATGACTTTCATGGCCCATTCGTAAGCGCTGGAGTTATAGTCATTGAAACCCTGTGATAGAGTACGAATTAAATCCATTTGTTATCTCTCCTTATTAAGAAGTTGGAGGAGTTGTCAAGAAGATACCAACGAGTACGCCACATCCAATAATGGCAATCCCTCCTGCAATGAGCCATGCTCCTGAGACTTTCCCTTGGGCATCTCCTGCGTGTCCTGAGCTGAAGAAGGAAATGACGCCAATAATGGCAACCAATCCTCCTACGACACCCAGTGCCCAAGACATATAGTTTTTGATTGTTGAGACCCCACTGTTTGAAGCAAGCATCGTCAGATTGCTTGCGAGGTGTTGAACATTGACATTTGAAATTAAGTTATGCATATAATTTTTCTCTTTCTATTTGAGCTAGTGTGATGCTTTGAGGCACTAGCTTTGAATTCTCTTTTTTAACATTATCTCGCCAAGCATCAATCGGCGAGTCATAGCGTCTGAAGTAATACCAATTCCCATCTCGAGGCGAACTTGAGAAATACTTCGCATTGGGGTGTTTCTTATAGTTGTACTTGGGGATGTTAAAGTAATTATTCGATGAAATTCTTACCAAAGCCCTTGTACGTCTTAGTATTGCTACCTCACTATATGTGATGAGATCCCGCTGCATGGGACGATACTGCACTTGTCGGTTCTGTCGTTCCTTGGTATAGATGGTTTGCTTTCCTGCATCCTCACTGATCCATTTTTGCGTCGTAGGCTCCGTTGAACCTGCTAAAAAGACGACCGAATCACAATTCCCAAAGAAGGCTTTATAGACCTCTTTATAGTTCTTTTCAAGCTGATGGATGCTTTGAATAATGAGTTCAATCGAAATCAAGCGACTTCGCAAAACAGACAAAGCTTCCTCGATATTAGGAATCACACCGAGATTGGCAAACTCATCCAGCATAAAACGCAACGGTACAGGAGCTTCCCCTTGAAATTCCTGATCGACACGCTCTTCCAAACGCCTAAAAGCCAGAAGAAAAATCATCGTTGTCAAGAAATCAAAAGAATTACCCATGTCCGGAATCTTCAGGAATACCGCATATTTTTCTTCAATCCATCGATCCATCTCAAGTGTATCGTCCGCAATGAATTTCTTGACTTGCGGTAAGTCGAACATTGCAAAGCGTGCGGTCGCAATCGCCACAACACTTGCCCGTGTTTGTCCTTGATAAGCCTTCATGTTTTCAAACTGTGTCACCGCAAAATTTTCACGGCCAAACTTTTGAGCAAATTCATCAAACATAATTTCCAAGACACTTGGTAAGTCATCGTTTTTTTCAAGCAAACGAATCAGTTTGCCGATGTCCGCAAGGCTAGGAAGTTTCCCATCTCCTGGGATCACACCATCGCCTCGATAGCGATAATAGAGATAGGCAAATAAGGCTGAGAGGAGCATTTCTTCTGACTTATCCCAGAAAGGCTCGCCCCGCTTACCATGTTGACCATTACTGGCATCAATCAAAACCTTGATGACTTTCAAGAGGGTAATTTCATCATAGACATAAGCAAAAGGATTGAAGTGGTCAGTATTTTTCAAACTGTCAAAATCGACCACCTTGACTTTATAACCACCCACTTCTTCAAGCATCTTCCCTGTCCGTTTAACCGTCATCCCCTTAGGGTCGGTCACAACAAAGGAAGCATTCATTTGGGCAAGGTTAGTCATGATGTAAGAAGTTGTTTTCCAAGCCCCTGCACCCCCAATGACAATGACGTTATTATTTCTGGCACAGAGTGGATTATTACCCTCCTCCATGTTCATGTAACAGCCACGTCCTAGGATGATATTCTTTGAGAAATCCTTACGATTAGCGAACTGACGCATTTCTCGCCTTGTTCCCCACCTCGCTGATCCGTATTCTTCGCCTCGTCGATAGACATTTGTATCTCGTGCAGCATACATCATTCCTGCCATAAGCAGTACTCCACCACAAGCCAAAATTGGATAGGTTGATGTGCTAAAAGCCAATGGATGAGCAGATAAATCGTTGGGGAAAGACTGAAGCGCTTGCGTAAATTTCGCCCCATTCGTTGCCCCTTGTGCATTTTGAGCCACCGCCACAAAACGGTCTGCCAAATAAGCAGCTGGAACTCCAAGTACGGCATAAGGAGCGGCTTGTGCTACTTTTGTCATAAGCTTAATCCCCTACTTCCTTTTTCAGTTGCTTTTGTGGCAGCTTTGTCTGCGGCTTTATCTGCTTTCTGAGCAGCTTGATGCTCTCTCATAACCGCTTGCTTCGTCTTTGCTTCTTTGATGTCTGCGTCCAAGTCTTTGCTTTTTCCTGACACTTTCTCAGGATGTTTAACAATATCTGTCACTGCACGAGTCAGCGCCTGATCGACAAGTTTTGCATCTTTACCAAAAAAATGAAATTCCATCTGTCCATTTTCAATCGGATTGATGTGAAACTGAATTTTATACTCCTCTGTCAGAAGGGTTTTTAGTTTATCCAAATTGACTTCATCGTTATAAACTGCAGGTGGTGCAAAGCTTCTACCCGCCGCTTGCATGAAGTCCATTGTTTTTTCTCCAGGAGCAAGTTTTTCTGCTTTTTCAGCTTCTAGCTTCCTGGCAGCTTCTGCTTTTTTTCCACCAATATCCAATTTACTCAGTTGCTTTTGAGCATATTGCAACAGATGAATGAGTTGATTGATATTCCGTGGTGTTCCCTTGATAATCTGCCAAAATTCTTGTTGTTCTTCCATCACTTACCCTCGATTCACATCAAGACTTGGGTCGTGAAAATCCTCAGGATATTCTAACGCCTCAATTTGTTTTTCATCATCTTCATCAGTTTCTGAGAAGTATTCTGTCAAAGCTAAATAAAGATTTTGAGCCACTTCGTCTCGAAGGACAATGCCTTTTCCCATTTTGCCCTCAGGAGACCAAGAGCGTAAATCAAGCTTGGCGTCGCCGCCATTAAATGAAACTTTGTTCAATTCTATCGTCCAACCTTTAGCGTTGCGGTCAAGAATCGCCAATTCCTCTGTTTTTTCAAACTTGAATTCTGACTCGGCTTGAGGAGCTGCCCCTCCCGTGAAATCCATTACCATTTTTAGTCCTTTCTTTTTTGAGTATCGAAGTGTAAAAGTATCAAGTTACACTTTTCTACTTTTACACCTTTACACTTTGTTCTGAATATTTAATTTTTAGCTTTTCCTCCCACCACCATTCACTCCTGTATTTTTGAGTCAAGAGTAATTTATTTGAATTTCCGACGGAGCTGACGCAAGCGCATCAAGAGTTCTGAGCGTTTCAGATAAGCAACAACACCTAAAATCAATCCACCTAGGATTGAGAGGAGTGCTGCTCCTCGTCCTTCTCCTGTATGAGGCAAACTTCCTAGTACTGCTTGTGGGGGTGTCAAAGTCTTTCCATACCAGCTGTCACTATCGCCGACTTTAATACCCGACTTCACGCCAACACCAGAAACCGTTGCTTTGTCGCCTGACAGCGTTCCAGCTGGGACTTTGTCCAAGTCTGCCGTACCTGTAATGGACTTGCCTGCTGGCAAGACAAAAAGCTTACCAGACAATTCAAATTCGCCATCTTTGTTGATCGTCAATTTTTGCCCATTGTATGTCCATACGATAGCCGACATTGAGACATTGCCAGACACGGTGGTATCTGTCACTTTGACGTGGGTCAAGTCCTCAACTCCATTATTTGTGACACGGAAGTTAATCGCCGTTTTGACATTTCCATCAAGGGAAACTGCTGAATCTTGCGTATCCGCATCTTTGACTTTGTCATTTCCCAGATTATCGGCTTTATCCGTATTATTTCCTTGCCCTGATTCAGGCATAGCCCCTGAGGCTTTTTCAATGTCAATGCTTGGTTTTGGACGTTTGCCGTACCATTTGTCATGGTCGCCCACTTTATCGCCTGAAATCACTCCCGTACCTGTAATCGTAGCGTTATCGCCATGGAGTTGATCCACAGGAAGCTCAGGAAGCGTCCCCGTTCCAAAAATTTGGTCGCCCACTTGAAGGGTCACGACTTTGCCAGAAGCATCCACAAAATAACCTGATTTGGCATCAATCGTGATGTCGGTCTTTGTTTTGCCATCTTTGGACTGATAGAAGAATTTGAGGCTTGAAACATCAATCTTCCCATCCGTTGTCGTGTCTTTGAAGACAAGATTCGTCAGGGCTTCTTCGCCATTATTCGTAATGTGGAAGAAAATTGGGGTGCTTGAAGGTTGCGTATCATCAGCGGTTGAGGCGGTGTCATGGTCATTGGTTCCCGCATTGTTGTCTTTATCGGCATTATTTCCATTACCCGCTTTGGCATAGTCATCGTTTGACTTTTCAATATCGATGCTTGGTTTTGGACGTTTACCATACCATTTGTCGTTATCGCCAACCTTTTTCTTAGACGTTACCCCAACACCTGTGACTGCGGCTTCATCGCCGTGTTCATCATCTACTGGTAATGTTCCAAGAGTTCCTGTGGCTGTGATGGTTTCTTTTGGCTTCAAAACCAGTTCTTTACCATCTGGAGTGGTCAAAAAACCGTCCTTATTGGTTGAAAGCTTTTGACCGTTATAACTCCACGTAATCCCAGAAACATCAACTTTTCCTTCGATGGTTTGGTCAGAAACTTTCAAATCGGTCAAATCCTCTGTTCCATTATTCGTGACTTTGAAGAAGATAGGGGTTTTAGCAGTTCCTTTGACGGTGTAGTAAGTTTCAGCTGTGTCATGGTCATTAACCCCTGCATTATTCGGTTGGTCGGTATAGTTCCCGTCTCCCGCATTAGGCATCGCATCATTTGCTTTTTCAATGTCGATGGATGGCTGGGGTGTATTCGGATTATTATCATTCAAATGAATGGTGGAGAGGCTAATCGTTGGAACATTACTATCAACATCGCCCACAGAACTATCGCCATTTGGATTAGTTTGATCCGAGTCATCTGTAATATTAAAGGTACGAGTGGAGAAGGGTTTTGAAAAATCTTCATTATGACTGGCCGAGATGGTCAATTCATCTTTTGCTGTATCCGTCGTCATATGAATATAGATTGGGTCAATGTTTTGATAACCCTCAACCCCTTTGGTTTCCGTAATCTTCCAATCGCCATAAATCAAATTTTGTTGTGCCCAACCGTCATCTCCAGTATTAGGATTGATGCCTGTTTTGAAAGTCACAGGATCAGCTTTAGTGCCTGACATTGGGGTTGCAGTAAATTCAACGCCGTTATAGCCCGAACCTCCTTGTGAATCCGTTCCTCCTGAGTTGTCTGGAAGCGTCACAGATTTATCAAGCGTAATCTTTGCTTTGATGACTTGTTCAGCTGATTTCACGTTATCTGTAACAATATTTTGGGTCGCATCATCCTTCTTCTTGATGGAGAAGGTGTGTTTTGTTGGATCAACCACATAACCTTCAGGAGCATTCACTTCTTGCCAGTAGTAATCGCCCTCAGCCAAGTTTCCAACAGCCGCATCCAGTGATGCGTCATCAATATCCACCACGACTTTATCGCCCCAGTTGACGGTGTTCCCACCAATGATTGAAGTCGTTACTTTGTCGCCCGCAATAAGTTTGGGATTGGGTTTCTCCGTCCACAGAACAGCTTGCCCTGGCGTGTGGGGGCTTGAACCTGTAGAAGTATCGTTATGGAAGAGCGCATACTGTGCCGTCTTCATAACCGCTTTACCATCTTGATTGCTACCCGTGGCCTTATCCGATTTCTCAAGCGTGTTTTGCCCCTTGATTTCTTGGTTCGTGCCGTCAGCTTCATCAAAGACCAGTTGGGTTGTCTTGTCTTTATAGGTCAGTTCGACATCCACAGGCTTGAAGGTCAAAGCAAAACCATCAGAAGCTTTGATTTCTTCTACATGGTATTTTCCAAGGGCAAGCGTTTTATCAGTCTTAGCTTCCCCTTTTGCATCCGTAGTGATCGTATAGATCTTGCCTTTATCCGCACCATCAAGTTTGGTAATCTTGAATTGGTTACCCGCAAGGCTATAATTGCCATTCCAGAGATCAGTACCTGACTCCACTCCTTTTTTGACGATGGTAATTTGACCTTGCACCGCTTGGTTGGTCAACTGGTCGCCTGAAACCGTGGTGGTTTGACCGCCTGTGATATGGACACTTACATCAGGACGCTCAGTTTGCCCTGTCTTGTCCCAGCTATCAGAGATTTCATGGAGGGTGTAGTCGCCTGGAGGTAAAGGTTTTGATTTCGGCGATTTCCCAGAGCTATCTAATGTCAAAGTGTCCATGACTTTTCCATCTTTGTTAATCACTTGGAATTTAAGATCCGTGAAATCATAGAGATTGTTCGGCAAATCATCGCCATACTGTGCCGTGGTTTTATCCAGTTGGATATAGCCTGAAGCGGTCAAAGATGGCCCTTGTGTGCCAAAGAGCGACTCAACAATAGAACCTTGAAGTTTATTTCCAAGAGTGTCTCTGAAAATTAGGGAATAAGAGTTATTTGACTTAAGTGATACATAAGAATTGGCATCCAATGTCGATGCATCTTGCGTGACAGTGTTATCAGAATTAGCTGTCAACACTCCATCTTTTAGCACTAGATTGGTTGGATTAGAGATAAAATACCCAAGGTTACCGCTATCTAGTGTAGCTGATTGACCAGCATCAATATCAGCAATTTTTACAGCAGACAATGCATTACCTGAAAGTGCTTGACCCGTGTCTTCATTAACGTAAGTAATGCTGGTATTTACACTATCAGGAATCCCAAGGGTACAGCCGCCATAAGTTTGACCTGAACCTCCGCCTGATCCACCCCCTTCAGAACCTCCGCCATTATCAACAGCTTGAACGCCTGTCATCACAACGACATAGCCCAGTGTGATATTTCCTTTTCCGTCATTACGGGCAGCGACCATCAGCTTGTAGCCATCACTAAAGACATCTCGTGGGCTTGTGGCGCTACTGGAGTCATAGTAAGTCGCATCATTTATGGTCACTTTGATCCCGATTGGGACATACTTGCCTGTGGAAGATTCAAAGGCTTGACCGACATTATGAATACCAACATACTGACCTGGTGCCGTCACGTCATTATAATTATCTGAGTCTGTGAAACCATCATTTTTCATGATTGCATTCTTGACAAAGAGATAATTGGGTTGTGTGAGGTCTGCAGGATTAGCAGAAGCAAGGCTGCCTAAGCTCTGTCCTGCATAGCTGGTTTGTCCATCGTACCAGCCGACTTTTTGCCCAGCAGTAATGTTCCCTGAACTATCCGTTTGAACAGCACCAACATAGTAGTCTGGTGTTTGTCCTTCAGTCAAAGCATCAATCCCTTTTTGGATATTACTCCATGAGGTGTTTGAGGTTTGATAGAGTGGAGCAGAGCCAATGCTTCCAACTTGTGTAAAGTCAGAGGGCATCGTGGCCGCATGAACAAGTTGTGTGAACCACTGCGGCTGGAGTAATGTTGTGGTAGTCACACCTCCTGCAAGAAGCGTCAAGACAGTTGCACCATAGACCCAGTGCTTCCCCGTCTTCCACTTGTGGAAGTGTGTTTGTTTTTGGTCAGTCAAGGACTGTACCAATTTTTCTTTCTTCTTTTTCAAGAAAAATTCCTCCTTTTTGAATGTGAAAGTAAATAAAAAAAGCCGTCTTTTTGACGGCTTGGATTCGTTTTATTTTAGCATTTGTTATATTACCATTTTGATCCTGGTTGTCTGTTTACGGCATTTTGTGTACCAGCATTGTTAGCAGCATTGTCTAAATTTGCTAATCCATCTGAAGAAGTGTCCTTCTGGGCAGCCGTTGGTGCATTTCCACCACCTTGTGGCGTTGCTGGTGCAGAGGGTGCTTGAGCAACGCCTGCATTCCCTGATGGAGCAGTTTGAGTTCCTGTGCTACCCGCCGCTTGACTGTATGTCCCTTGCGATGCTGCTTGAGCGTCTCCAGAAACTGAAGCAACTGATGAGTTCTCAGAACCTGCGGCTGAAGTCGCAGATTGATTTTCTGAAGCTTGCTGGTTAGCAGCTTGTTGAGCTTGTGCAGCCGCATTCGCTTTATCTGCTTGAGCTTTTGATGCATTGAACTGTGCTTGAAGCGCTGCTTTTACATCTTGATCATTAGGATTGGTCAGAGTGTCGATTGCTTTTTGAGCATTGTTCTGTTTCGTCGTATTCATCGCATCTTTAGAAAAACTTGTCACAGCACTTGTTGCGCTCTTAATCAGTCCAATCCGAGATTCAATCCCTTGAAGTGTTTTGGTATCCGTCGTTTTTTTGGCTTGATCTTTGAGCTTCGCAATCGCTGTTTCAATCGTTTGAACATTTGCCTTTTGAGGATCTTTGTCTGCCGCTTGAAGCAAAGTCGTAACAGCCTGCTCATTTTTTACTTCCAGAGCTTTTGCTTGGGCAAGGGCTTTTTCTTTTACTGCTTTTTCATCAGCTGTTTTCTTTTGTGCGGCCACTTGCTTAGCGTGTGCCACATTATTATTGTGCACCACAGCACCTAGGGTGCCACCGCCGACAAGGATGACGGCAACTGCCGCCGCAATTCCAATTTGCTTTCTTGTGAATTTCATATTATCTCCTTTTTATCTATACAATTAGAACATTTGTATAAGAGTGTAAATTTTTACTTTTACACTTTTCTACCATCATCATTTGTGGATGATTTGAATCACGATTTTTAGTCAAGTATTTTTGGGATAATTTCATTATTATTTTCTGTCATCTGACACCTCTATTTTATCATATTTTAAGCTTCTTTTGGGGAAGAAATTAACGCTTTAGCTCTGGTTTTTATAGCCTTCTGGCACCTGAATGTCAAGGGGCATCTAAAAGTGTTGATTCCTCTCTTTTTCAATCAAGTAATCGTGTGTGATTGAATAAACAATTAAAGCTATGACAATCACAACGATAATAGCTACAGTAACAACATACACAGTCATGCTGCCATCGGGAACTAAACCGAACGCTGCCAACCACCAATCAATGCACCCAGCAAGTAAAAGAATCGCAAAAATAGAACCGACTAAAATAACTGGGGCTAGAAATATCATTAAAACAATCATTGAAAATAAATTTAATTTTTTCATCATCCGTCCTTTCAAAGAAAATCTTCAATACTCATCTGTTCCTTATCCTCCTTTGGATAATCATGGAGCAATGCCGCCATTGCTTTGACTCGCTCATTTTCAATACTTTTTGCCTCAAAGAGCATCTCAGAAGCTTGATTCAAGAGCTCTGAGAAGGTCAACCCTGTTGCTTTTTGGAGAATATCAAACTTTTCATATGCTTCTTGCGAAGCTTTCATCGTATGAAATTTCTTTGACTTTTTAATTGGCGAGGGCGTAGCCAAAGTTTTAGCGATGTTAGGAAATTTTTCCAATTTTTCGTCACTAATGATGGCCGTCTTAGGACGGATGGCTTGCTTTTGTTTGCGTGAAATATAATCTGTTTCTTCCTTATTGAGTTGTTTCAAAAAGTTATTGGCCATTGTCATCCTCCTCATCCAGCTGTGCTTTGAGTGCTTCAAAAACACTGAAGATATTTTCAAGATCTTGCTTATTCGCCGATGTTGGTTTCATGTGAGCGACCACCTCATTGTCCAAAAGGAAAGTACGGCGTGGGAGATAGCCCATATAGTCGCCATTTTCTTCCATGGCTTTAATCAAGTCCTTGGATGAGTTCTCACTCAGGTCAATCTTATTGGCTACGAAAGCCAATTTTATTTCTGTTTCAAAATCGTGATTCAAATCATTCACAAATTCACGTAAATTAGGTAGGGCTTCGACCGAATCTTTAGATGGCTCTGCGACACCTACCACGCAATCACTGACTAAAAGGGCATTGGTTGTTAAAATACCTTCGTCATTTTCTGTGTCAATCACGAGATAATCATACGCTTTTTCAAGTTCCTGATAATGTGCTGCTATCCAACGCCCGAATAATTCTTCTCTTCGACGTTTTGCGAATACCCGCTCTTTCAACATTTCAACTTCAGGGCTGCCTGCGACCAAGTCTAAATTAAAATTGACGTTGATCGGTTTGACAAAGCCTGTGTCAAATAAGCTGATAACGGTATGCTCAGAATTTTTGAAGTTACCGTATCGATGGGTGAGGTTGGCTGAGTCATCAAAATCAAAGAGTAACACTCGATGTTTGAGGGCTAACCATTCTGCAAAATTGTGGGCAAGTGTCGTTTTACCTGCTCCGCCTTTGTTTACGTTCATTGTGATGATTTTCATGACTTATTTCTCCTTGCGTTCATTGAGTTTGCGTTCATATTGAAAACTGGCGACGAGTTTATCTTCTCGACGCTCCGCAATCAAGACTCGTCCTTGTTTGACCGTTTTAATATGCGGATAAATTTTAGCGAATGAGACGTGTTCTTTGACTTCCGCACGATGGCCATTGATCATAGCTCGCTCGTGTGGGACATAGATGCCATCTCGTCGGATGTCCGCAATTTTGAATTGATACTCACGGTCAAGTTTGACGGTCGCATTCCCAAATTTGGCAAGGGAACGTAAGTCACTGAGTTTAATTTGGTACATTACTACTCCTCCTTAGGATAAATAATCACTGTGTGTACAGCTTGCTGGAAGGCTACGTAAGCCTTCACGGTGTTTTTTACGAATCCTTTGTAGTCTTGTTAGGAAGAACTCATCAGCCGTTTGATGGTGCTCAGGGACGGCTTCGTTTGCGTCAGCAGTGGCTCATTACTCCACTTACACAGCTCCCTCTTTTCTTTTTTATGCCTAGACGCTCTGATCAGGGGGCTGGGGGTTATTCAGTTGTCCAGGGCGACTCTTGCGGTTTAAGCCTAATCGGCGGTGCCCCTGAAGTAGTTTAAGGACTTGCTTGGGTCACTTTCCGTTTATATTTTTCGATACTCTAATTTATAAAGCTCTGCCTGATCTTTCTGGAGGCTTTTGAAGTATTCAGCTTCTGCTTTTGTTTTGAAGCTGTGTTTTTCTAACCAAACTTTATGACCATAGCGGTAACCTGTGATTTGCACAATCCACATTACTCATTTCTCCTCGATTCATTCCAAGGCCCATCAAGTGGGATATAAAATCCATCATCAAGCCTCTTCTCTTCAGATTTTCTTTTTAACTCATCTAACTGATGTTTTTTGGCCTGCATCTTCATATTATGGACAAGATATTTGAAGAAATAATCATCATTCACACATTGATCTTGAGCAACTTGCCAAGCCATTGAGTAGAAGAGGCTAATCATGTCCTTCTTGATGCCTGACAGTAACTCATCTGCAAATTCATCTTTGACCAGTTGTTTGTCCTCATCCGAGACCTCAGCACTATCCAAAGTATCAAGTTCAGCTGTAAAGTTCTTTTCGACAACGACTTCCATCGCTTCTGCAAATGTGTCTTCTTCATCTGGTACGTCTGGAAGCTCAGGAACCTTCTCTTCAACAACTATGGGATTTTGATAAATTTTCCATTCAATCCCAACAAAGCGCCCCGAATCATCGTGAACACGACGCTTTGTGAGATAGCCGAACTGCTGGAGTTGATTCCACATCTTTTGAAAACGAGTACGCCCCAGTTGACTATGCTTCATAATCTCTGATTTGTATATAATCCAATCATCTGGTAAGCTAATGATCCTCGTCAAACAACCAATCGCTTCAAAGCTCAACCGATCATCTTGAGCGAGTGTGTTGAGAACCCGTGCAAAGGGATCTTTGACCTCTTCTCTTGCAAGAGGTAATTCTTTTTCTGCCGACATATTATCTCCTTTGATTAGACTCCAGCCGCCAAGCTAGAGTGAATTTTATTGTTAAAGTAAGCGGAGAGAGTCGAACTCTCCAACGACTCAACCAGAAACTAGAGTCTGCTTACAACTGCAAGCTGTTGGCGCAACTTGCTTGGTTTGTCGGTAGAATTTAAGGCTCCTGTTTTGCCTTAATACAGCTCAAGGGAGTCGAACCCTTAGCCACACCTATTTGTGAGAACTGTTTATTTGTTTTTGATTTGATCAATCGCTTTTTGAGGAAGACGCAACGTGTAATCATCATGCTCAAAAAGTCCTTCTCTCTTAGTAGTAACCAAGTTTGATTGTCCATCTTTGGAAACCTCTATCTTCGTGTCTTCGGCAGGAATTTGTTTAGCTTTATAGCTACTTCCATCCTTAACCAACATGGAAAAAATCGCAGGGCTATCATCAGAACCAAAGATAGGAAACATTCCTTTTCCAGTGACAACAAAGCTTGTAGAGTCACTGTTTGTCCCTGCTGCGTAGGAAACATTTTGAATTTCCTGAGTAATGATAGTTGGAGCTGTATTCTGTGGTTTCACTTGAATTCCCCTTGGAGCAATAAAAGCGAGTAGAAAGAGTGGAGCGCTTGCCAAAAGCACCAGTACACCCTTCCTGATTTCAAGCGGATCCCCATATCGAAAAAGACGGTAAATTCCTAATAACGAGATTAATAGTCCTAAAACAACAAGAGACCAAGCAATGGCTCTTAAAATTAGTGGCAGCATATTTGAAAAACTCCCTTCTATGGTTCATTTCATCAAGAGAATAACGGCTATAGTAATTAAGAATATAAAGATACAACCACAACCTCCCTCACTGTCTTTCTCTTCTTTAGCAAGCCCCTGTTCTCTTTTGAACTTCTGCTCTTTCAGATATTTTGGTCGGTAAACTGTCATAAATAGCCCCTTATTTAGTAAATATCCTCAATAAAAACGATTCGTTGCTTGATTATTTTTCTTAATAGCCAAGCTCCTAATTTCGCTATCATTTTTCGCCCTCCTCATTCAGTAATCAAAAAAGAGAATAGATTTCTCTATCCTCTTCATTCATTGATATTATTGAGTTTACAGCAGTCTAACCATTATCAGGACACTTAGTCAAGTACTCCTTTCCAATCTCCTTTGATTGCGGAAAGAATTACTTTGATTACATTTTGGATTACTTTCATAACGGTATCAATGACTAATTTAATTTGTTTTATAACTGCTGTAACGATGGAAAGTATATTTTTTAAAGTGCCGCTAAAAATATTAGAGATAATAGCCCAAGCGACTTGAACAATTGCGGATACAACATTGCTCCATACCGCCCAAGCTGCTTGCATTTGTGCCAAGAAAGTAGTTACCAGTAACTGGATAACCATCATTACCATCTCAAATGTTGCTTGTATAACTCCCCATACGTTTTTTACAATGCTTAATATAGTTTCTTGGTTTTCATTCCACCAATTTTTGAGTGTTTCAAAAACCCCCTTTATAAAGTCAGAAATAGCCGTAGCTATAGGCTGAATAAAATCTAAAATAGATTGCCAAACTTGGTTAACTTTATTTCTAAATTTTTCATTTGTTTTATAAAAATATATAAATGCTCCAATAACCATTGCAACTACTGCTACAACTGCAAGTATTGGTAGTAAAAGAGAAATAAACGAAAGATTTGTTGCAGCTAAAGTTGATTTAAGTATTAAGAGTCCAACCTTTAATGCTTGAAGCTTAGTAATAAAAAATCCAAACACTAGTAAAGCAGGACCTATCACAGCTGCGATTAATCCTACAGCTACAACAAGTTTTTGTACTGGCTCTGGTGCAGAAACAAATTTTTCTACTAAACCAGCTACTGCATCCGCAAATTTTCTAACATATGGTGCAATAATTTTCTGAATGACAATTGCTGCTGATTCCAAAGCTCCCATCATTTGCTCTAATGATGAATTCATATTATCTTGCATTGTTCGAGCCATTTTATCAGCAGCACCATCTGAGTCTTTCAGGGATTTAGTTAAAGTTCCTAACTTTTCTGGTCCTTTATCAATCAATGCCATCATACCTGATAGTGACTCTTGACCATACAAAGTAACTAAAGCATTTTGTTGTTGTTCTGGTGTTAAATCTTTAAAGGCATCTTTTAACATCCCAATTTGCTCTCTCAAAGGTTTCATTTTACCTTCTGAATCATAAAATGATAAACCAAGTTCATCCATTTTAGCTTGCATCACATCAGTTGGCTTTGCCAATCTAGAAAGGGCTCCTCGAAGTGAGGTACCCGCTTGAGAGCCTTTAATACCGGCATCTGACATAATACCAATCGCTGCAGCAACTTCTTCAATTGATAGTCCCATCGCATTTGCAACAGGAGCAATATATTTCATAGCTTCACCCATATCTGCGACTTCAGCATTTGTATCAGCGGCAGCTCTTGCAAAGACATCAGCGACATGTCCTGCTTGACTTGCATCTAAACCAAAACCACGAAGTGCAGTTGCAGCATTTTCAGAAGCCAAAGCCACATCACCACCAGAGACAGCGGCAAGGTCTAAAAGACCAGGCATAGCTTTCATAATTTCGGAAGCATCAAAACCTGCAGAAGCTAGGTTTTCCATACCTGCTGCAGATTCTTTTGCACTAAATGCCGTCTTTGCTCCTAAGTCAATAGCTTGTTGTCTTAATAAATCAAACGACTTACCTGTAGCTCCAGATATTGCTTTAACACGGCTCATTTGAGATTCAAAATCACCACCAATTTTAGCTGCAGCGACTCCTGCACCAATAAGAGGAACTGTGACAGCTTTGGTCATAAACTTACCTGTGGAAGTTGCAACCTTTCCCACTGCTGACATGGTACTATGTGTATTTTCTTGAAAATTTTCAACCTGTTTAGCAGCATCATTAAAAGTTTTTACGAAATTATTATCGGTTGCCTGTAAATATGCTGTGACACTAAAAGATTCCATACGTTCCTCCCTTCTTATTTATTTGCGTTCTTCATGAGCTGCATCAGTTTTTTATCTGATTCAGATTTAAATTTTGAAGTATCAATACCTAGAATTTTATTTTCTAGCTTTTGCTTATCAAAAAAGCTTTCAAAAGTTCGATATTTAGGAACTTCTTTTTTTCCTCGAGTTTCAGTCGCTTGAATTTGCCAATTTGCCCATGCTTGTTGATGAATCAATTCTTTTTGATCGAGTTGCCGTAATGCAACAGCAATCATTCTTATACTATATTCATGAACAGTCATACGCTCAAATTCCAGCAAATCAACAAAACCAAAATACCTTAAAGCATCAATCATCATCTGCTCATAAAACTCTTTTGAATTTATTGTTTTTGTCCTGCTTCCTTCAAGCGGTTTTCCACTGTTTTCATTGCTAACTTTCCCGCATTACTTTCAGCAAGCTCTTCTAAAACTTCATCAAAAAGTTTTTCAATATCTTCGCAGTCATCAATATAATTATCAATGTCACCTTGTGAAACTTTTGGAGTCTCTGTACGATTAGCCAAATAGAGTACCGTAGCTAAGGCATTAACATTCCCAGATTTTAGTTCTGGAATAAATTTTGCAGATAAATTCATGCCAAACTCAATACCTTCTTGGATAATTGGATAGGTTTTATCAAGCTCTCGAACGAACTTGACACCAAATTTAAAAGATACTTGTTTACCGTTAATTGTTAATTCCATATTTTCTCCTTATTAAAATAAAAAAATAGAGCAAACTTTGCTCTATTTACTTGTAGATTTTAATGCTTCAGCCTCTTTTGTTGTATCTTTGAATACATACTGAACCACTTCTGCTTGTTCATCTGTAAGAGTGGCGTATCCTTTTTGAGGTTTACCAAACACTCCAAATTCAAGACTTAGCTCAAGCGCATCTTCTGAGTTAGGTTCATACGAAAAACTCGTCAAATGAGCCCGTAAGTATTTTGCTTTGTACTTTTCTGAATTATCTCCAGTCCCTTTTTCTGCTTTATCAATTTCCCACACTTCGATAATATCTCCATTATCAAAAGCATCGTCCATTTCATCAATATGAGGGTCTCCATCTGCTGCGATAGATGTTGCAGATAAGCTATACTCTGCTTCTGCTAAAGCTCCAACTAATCCATCTTTGGTAGGTGTCGTGTTGAAATCTCGAGTTTTTTCACTTGAGTGTTCCGTTTGAAAGGCAAGCTTCCATGCTGCTTCTTCTTTCGCTTTCGTCAATAAACGATAAAGCAAAATAATGTTTTTACCTTGTTTGGCTACTAAATCTGCCATAGTATTCTCCTATCTTAATCTAAATTCTAAGTTTATCATCGCTCTTTTTAGCGGTGTATTTGTTGTTGTATCATCAAGCATTTGTATATCACTTGCTTGCACATTTAAAGACCAATAATATCCGTCTGTAGCTTCAATATTCAATGCTTGATTAAATATATTACTTGCCATGTCGGATACTTCTTTACGCTTCTTCTGTAGCCCCCATACAGATAGTGAAAGAGAAACAAATCCTTTAATGTCTGTTTTATTTACTTGATGAACAATTTGAGTATTTTCCAACTCCACAAAGGGATAACTTACATCATTTGCAGGCTTATAGTCATAAACTTTGTATCCCAAAGACTCACATCGTTTAAAAACTTCATCAAATATAGATTGATCTCGTGTTTTAATCATTTCATCAACCTTTCTAATTCGGTTTTAAAAACCTCTTTTTGGATATTGAAACTAGGTCTAATAAAAGGTTGAGCTTTCTGAAATCGTGTACCATATTCCAAATAAGAAGCATAATCAGCATACGGACCTATTTCTGCACTAAAACCTCCATCAATTAGAGTCATTGGAGCTATACTATAAAAGTGGACAGAAAATTGTGTGTTATAATCTGTCTATTAAGACACAAAAAAGAAAGGACTTTTATGTCAGGTTTTAAACGTTACGACGAGGATTTCAAACAATCTCTCGTTAATCTCTATCAAACTGGTAAAACACAAACTGAACTCTGTAAAGATTATGGGGTATCTTCTTCTGCACTTGCAAAATGGATTAAGCAGTATTCTCAAGTGCGTCTTGAAGATAATACGGTGTTGACTGCTAAACAGATTCAAGAATTACAAAAAAGGAATGCCCAACTAGAGGAAGAAAATCTGATC